CCCGTTTTCACACGCGAGGCCCTGCCGAAGAAAGGTTACAAAATGGATGCTGTCGCATGGAAAAACAGAATAAGAGCCGCCTGTGAGAGCATCGGAGTGTATGAGGCGGCATTTGACGACCCGATTGACACGCTTGCGGCCATATTGGAGAAGCGAGACGAGTGTGACCGGGCATACAAAGACGGCGGAGCGCTGCCGGTGATCGAGCAGACCAATACCAAGGGGTCAACGTATGCGTCAAGAAATCCGTATCTGAAGACATGGATGGATCTGAACGCCCAGGCTCTGGCATATTGGCGGGATCTGGGACTGACGCCGGCGGGCTTTAAGAAGCTGAGCGACAAGAATATTGTGAAGGCCGAGAAGAAATCAGGCCTTGAGCTGGCACTGGAGAAGCTGAGTGCGGAAGTCTGAGAACTACAAAAAGGCATTAGCATACGTTGATGATGTACTAAGCGGGCGGAAGATTGCAGGAAAAGAGATTATCCAGGCATGCCAGCGCTTTCGGAAGGACCTGCAGGATCCGCGCTTTGAGTTCCGGACCCGGGACGCTGATTTCGTTATAGGGATTATTGAAACTACCATCGTCCAGATGCAAGGGGAAGCCCTGGACGGAACGCCATTAACAGGGAAACCGCTTCAGCTTCAGCCATGGCAACTTTTCATCGTGTATAACCTGCTCGGCTTTTTCTACGCCGGCACCAGTGAGCGCAGATACAAAGAGGCGTTCATTGAGGTGCCGCGCAAACAGGGCAAGACCACGTTCGTTGCCGGTCTTGCGTGGGGCGTGTGCCTTCTGCAAAGGCAGTCCGGGGCATCCTGTTACATCGTGGCGGCCCAGAGCAAGCAGGCCATGCAGAGCTTTAACTTCCTGAAATGGAATGTCATCCGCATGGGTGAGGAAAAGAACTTTCGGATCCTCGACAGCTCCATGGGGCACAGTTTTTACCGGGACTTCGGAGACCAGGGATCTATTCGGATTGAGGCACTCGCCAGTAATCCGGACGCGCAAGATTCCTTCAACTGTAATTTCGCCATTGTGGATGAAGTCCATGCGCTGAAGAAGGCCGCTCAGTACAACCGTTTCAAGGAGGCCATGAAGGCCTACACGAATAAACTGATCATCGGCATCACGACCGCCGGAGACTCTACGAACAGCTTCTGTTGGAGGCGGCAGGAGTACTGCCTGAAAGTGCTGAACGAGACCGTCAGAGATGACAGCATTTTTGCTTTTATCGCCCGGGCCGACTCTGACGAGGACGGAAACTGTGACTATCTGGATCCGATCCAGCACGAAAAGGCAAACCCGTCCTTCGGTGTGACGATCAGGCCGTCCGAGCTGATGAATGACGCGCTGCAGGCCCAGAACGATCCGCAGCAGCGCAAGGACTTCCTGTCCCGGTCGCTCGATATCTACACATCGGCGCTGAAAGCCTATTTCGATGTGGAAGAGTTCCGCCGGAGCGACCTGCAATATAACTGGACGATCAAAGAGCTGGCGAAGCTCCCGATTGTCTGGTATGGCGGGTCTGACCTGGCTAAGCTCCACGACCTGACCGCCGGCTGTCTGTACGGCACTCTGTACAACCATAAGCGGGAAGACGGAAAAGTGGTTGACGTGGATATTATCATCCCGCACTGCTGGTTCCCGGTCGTGGCGGCACGGGAGAAGGCAGAGGTCGACCAGATCCCGCTCTTTGGGTGGCAGGAAGACGGATGGTTGGATATGAGCAACGCGCCGACCACGAATATCAGCGAGATCGTCAACTGGTACGTGGACATGCGGAAGAAGGGCTTTAAGATCAAACAGGTCGGGCATGACCGAAAGTTTGCAAAAGAGTACTGGCTGGGAATGAAGGCGGCAAAGTTCAACATCATTGACCAGCCTCAGTACTACTACATGAAGTCGGACGGTTTCCGCCACATCGAGACGAAGGCGAAGAATGGCGAGCTGTATTACTGCCACGCCGAACCGTTTGAATACTGCGTGCAGAACGTTCGGGCAATCGAAAAAACGGACGATATGATCCAGTACGAAAAGATTGACGGATCGCACGGAACCATGAGGATAGACATTTTTGACGCTGCGGTTTTCGCCTGTGTAAGGCATGAGGAAGACCTGCAGAAGACTCACAAGGCACAGAGCTGGTGGGGAAATGACTGATGGGAACGAAAAGAAATAAACCAAAAACTAAAACCCGGGCAAATACCGATGCATCCATCCGGGATCTGATCAGAGTGCTGAACGGGGACGAATACAGCAACCTGTGTGTGGCAGGCTATACGTCTCTCGACCAGAATCCGGAAGTCGTGACGGGATGCCGGAAGATTGCCGACCTGATCAGCTCCATGACCATTCATCTGATGAGCAACACGAGCAATGGAGATGTCCGCATCATCAACGAGCTGTCGCGAAAACTCGACATCTCGCCGAATGACTACATGACCAGGAAGACCTTCATGGACATTGTTGTCATGAACATGATCTTGTACGGGCGTGGTAATTCGGTTGTGTTGGTACATACAAGCAAGGGACTGCTCGGCGATCTGGAGCCGATCAATCCGCTCCGGGTCGGGTATCGCGTAGACGGATACAAGTACAAGATCACGATTGACGGCGTACCGATGGATCCGAACAACAATCTGCTCCATTTCGTGCTCAATCCCGATCCTGCGTATCCGTGGATGGGCCGCGGCCTGACTGCCAGTCTGCGGGACGTTGCAAACAACATCAAACAGGCCAGAGCGACCGAGAAAGCATTCATGGAATCAAAGTGGAAACCGTCCGTCATTGTGAAAGTGGATGCCCTGACGGAAGAGTTCTCCGGGCCAGAAGGCAGGAAGCGCCTGTTGGATGATTACATCAGCACACAGGACGAGGGCTCGCCGTGGATGATACCGGCTGATCAGTTCAGCATCGAGCAGATCAAACCGCTTTCCCTGGCCGACCTTGCGATTAATGACACGGTCACACTGGATAAGCGGACTGTGGCGGCCATCCTTGGGGTGCCGCCGTTTGTCCTCGGGGTCGGCGAGTATAACCGGGAAGCCTGGAACAATTTCATCAACAACACGATCAGGCCGATTGCCAAAGAAATTGAGCAGGAGCTGACCAGGAAGCTGATCATTTCCCCGAAGTGGTATCTGAAGTTTAACAGCTACAGTCTGATGAACTGGGATCTGACCACGGTCACGCAGGTCTTCGGCGAGCTTCGGAAGCAGGGCATTGTAACCGGCAACGAAGTCCGTGACCGGGTTGGCATGAGCCCACTTGAAGGACTGGACGAGCTGGTTATGCTCGAGAACTATATCCCGGTCGACAAGGCCGGCGACCAGAAGAAACTCGAACAGGAGGAAACGACATGAGCAGGACAGAAAGACAGGTGCGCTCGGTCGCATCGGATTTTATTACGAGGGAAGACGGCGAAGACCTGAAAATTGAAGGGTACTTCGCCGTTTTTAATAGCAACTACGACATCATGGACGGCTACTCGGAGAGCATCGCTCCCGGCGCGTTTACCGATACTCTCGCCGGGGACGTGCGTGCTCTGATAGACCATGATACACGTCTGGTGCTTGGACGCACCACCGCGGACACTCTGACGCTCCGGCAGGACGACAAGGGTCTTTGGGGAAGCATCAAGATCAATCCGAACGATCAGGATGCCATGAACCTTTACGCCCGTGTTCAGCGCAAGGATGTAGATCAGTGTTCTTTCGGATTCGACATTCTGGATGAAGAGTCTGAAAAGCGGGAGGACGGAACCATTCACTGGACGATCAAAAAGGTGAAGCTGTACGAGGTCAGTTGCTGTACCTTCCCGGCATACAAAGAAACCAACATTTCAGCCAGGCAGGCAGATGCCGCCGCGATCCGGAAGCGGGAGCTTGACGCCTGGAAGCTGGAACAGCACGCAAGACTGGAGGGCTTTAATCATGGCGCTTAAAGTGCTGATGACGAAAAAGAAACTCGACCAGAAGAGGGCGGAGCTCGAAGCTGTCAGATCTTCCTGCGACTTTGCGAAGCGCGAAGAGGAGCTTGAGCAGTCCATCGAGGAAGCTGAAACCGAAGAGGAACAGCGGACGGTCGAGGAAGAGATTGAGAAGCTTGAGGCGGAGAAGGCCGACAAGCAGGCTCAGATTGCGAAACTTGAGGAAGAAATCGCCGAGCTGGAAGCTCAGCTTGACGCCCTTGAGGGCGAACAGGAAGAGGCCACCGGCGACAATCAGGAGAAAGATGAGGATGTGGATATGAGTGAGAGAGTGGGACGTGAGTCCATGGAGTACAGAACTGCATTCCGTGACTGGGTGCGCGGCGGAAAGATCGACAGGGAAATTCTTGAGGTCAGGAACGATGCTGCCGGCACTGCCAGTGACCTTGGCGTGCTTCTGCCGGAGACCATCGTGCAGGAAATACAGACCGCACTGAGCGGTGTTTACGGACAGCTGTACGGCAAAGTTAAGAAGACCAACGTAAAGGGCGGCGTGAAGTATCCGATCGGCAGCTTCAGCGCGACCTTCCACAGGATTGCGGAAGACGCGAAGTCTGACAGACAGGATCCCGGCGGAGTGACCGGCTATATCTCCTTCGGCTACAACATCGGCGAGATCAGGCTGGCAAGGACGATCCTTCAGCAGACGCTGTCTGTCCCGGTCTTTGAGCAGGAGCTGGCAAAAGTCATTGCCGAAGCATACGTGAAGGCCATGGACAAGGAGATCATGACCGGCGATCCCACTGATGGCGAGTGCACCGGTATCCTGACTGAGGCGGCAAAGGTCAGTTCCAGGATCCCGGCGGCGAACACCATCAGCATCTGCCCGAAGGACATGGCCGACTGGACTGCATGGCAGAAGAACGTCTTCGCGAAGATCCCGCTTGCCATGCGTGCGGAGAAGTTCGAGTTTGTGATGACCGCGAACACCTACGAGGCGAACATCAAGACCATGAAGGACAAGAACGACCGCCCGGTTTACGCCGAGACCTTCAACCCGGTCGATGGCACCGAGAGGGCTACCTTCAAGGGAAAGGAAGTCACCTTCGTGGAGAATGATGTACTCGAAGATTTCGATACCGCTTCGGCCAACGACTACTTCGGCATGATCTGGGTGCCGCAGAAGGCATATGCCATCAACAGCAACCTGGAGTTCACGGTGGTTGATTACTTCGACCACGAGAAGAACGAGGCCGTCAAGAAGGCTCTGGTCATCAATGACGGGCAGGTGCTCAACGGAGCATATATCTATCTGCTGAAGAAGGTTGCGGACCCCACCTGACGACCCTTTCGACGCTGGCGATTGGGTCGCTCACTTTGAAACCGGAGTTTGATTCGCAGACTCTGGAGTATACAGCGGCGACAACAAATGCAAGTGACAAGATCACCGCGACAGCATCGGATGAGAGCTTTACCGTCACGATTGAGAGCGATGACGCAACGATCGCGGACGATGGCACTGCAACATGGGCGGAAGGTGACAACGTGGTCACTATCACAGTTACAGACGGAACGGATTCCCTGGAGTATACAGCAACGGTGACTTACACCGCAGAAGCAAATTCCGATCCGATTCCGGAAGGCTGACAGGAGGTAACGTATGAGGCTGATTATTAAACAGCGGATGCGTGACAAGTACACAGACGAGATCTACGAGCAGGGCGCGGTGATCGACTTCAAGGCCGAACGCGCAAAAGAACTGCTTGCGGATCCGCGGGGACTTGCGGAGGCGGTAGCGGAGCCGGAGAAGAAACCGGCAAAGAAACCCGCTCCCGCAAAGTCGAAGAAAAAGACGGGGTGATTGCGATGACGGATGAACAGCTCCTGACAATGACAAAACTTAACCTGCAGATTGCCGGTTCCGCTTTTGACGGTTACCTGTCGGAGCTGATCATTCCGGCGGCTAAGCAGGCCATTAGCCAGGAAGGCATCGCGCTTGACCTGGCTAATCTTAATGATTGCAACATCGTGGTCATGTATGCGTCTTATCTTTACCGCTGCAGGGCCGACACAGAGGCCGCCATGCCGCGCATGCTCCGCTACGCACTTAATAACCGGCTGTTTTCAGAAAAGGCTCAGCCTGAGCCCGAAGAATAGGAGGTTATGCCATGTTGTTCGAGGGCATTCTGAAAATTTGCAGTCTGCAGAACACAGCGGAGCCGGGCGGCAAACCCTGTGAGAAGCTTGTGGTTGACGCCGTGGCGTATTATGGCGACCGCACTGTCGGATACGGCAGGCAGTACGCCGCCTTGGGCGTCTCCCAGCAGGTTGACAGGCTTGTGCGCATCTGGCGCATGGATGTGACGCCGAGGCAGTACGCTGTTCTTGATGACGGAAACCAGTACCGCATCGACTTGGTACAGCACTCCGAGGATGAGGACGGGCTGAAGGTCACGGACCTGACGCTCTTCCGGCTGGATGACAATTTTGATGTGCAGGAGGCAGACGGATGATTGCATTGCAGAGCAAACTGAAATGGTTCGGCGCTCAGATCGCGGCTGTCTGCCCGCGGGCATATCATTATTGCCGTCCGAACAATGCCGCGGTGCCTTACGCTGTATGGGCCGAGGATGGCGAGGTTGACTCGTTCCATGCGGACGGGAAGAAGATGGAGCAGGAGATTGCCGGATCGTTAAATTATTTCACTAAAACGGAATATGACAGCGTGATCGATGATCTCCAGACCTGCCTGAATGAAAACCGCGTCAGTTGGGATCTGGAGAGCGTGCAGTATGAGCCGGAGACGGGCCTGATCCATTATGAATGGAGGTGGTCGCTTGGCGAAATGCGTGATTGAGGGCATGGATGCCTATACCAGACAGCTTGAGCGTCTGGAAGCGGACGCCCTGCCGATCATACAGAAAAGCCTGTATGACGGGGCCAAAGTCATGGCTGATGCAATCAGCAGTGCCATAGACTCCATCCCGATCCGGAACAACAGGGAGTTCGGGTCCGAGGACAATGTGCTTTCCGGTATTACCGCCACGCAGAGGGACGGACTGAAAGCGTCTTTCGGTATCTCCCCGATGTCAGACCGCAACAACCAGCAGTCGGTCAAATGCGGCTTTGACGGCTACAACAACGTCAAGACCAAAACGTATCCGAACGGTCAGCCCAATCAGCTGATCGCGAGAAGTATCGAATCAGGCACGAGCTGGCTGCAGCCGTGCCATTTCATGTCGAGGGCGATTAACGCAAACAGGGCCGCCGCCGAGGCAAAGATGGCGGAAACCTGCGATGCCGAAATCGCCAAGAGAACAACAGGAGGATTAATCTAATGAGCGCTAACGGAAGAGTTAGAGTTGGTTTTTCCCTGCCGTGGGTAGCGACCTATGTCAACACTGACGGCACGATTTCTTATACCGGGGCCGTGAGGCTGGCGCGTGGCGTTTCCGTCTCCCTGTCTCCGGAGATGTCCGAGCAGACCAAATTTTATGCAGACAACGGCCCGCAGGAAGAGGATGGCGGCAAGCTGACCGGCGGCACGGCGTCCCTGACCTGTGACGAGCCCCTTGCGGCAGCCAAAGCGCTGATCGAGGGCACGCCCGCGGCATCCGATGACGGATGGGTGAAGCATGGCGATTCTGCCACGAGGCCGTATGTCGGTCTTGGGTGGGTCGTGGAGTACATCTCTGACGGTGTACATTCCTATGTTCCCACCATCGTCCGTAAGGCGAAGCTGAACGCCATCTCCGATGAGGCCAACACCAGAGAAGATGGAACGGAGTTCCAGACCTCTTCCATGGAGTTTGATCTGTATCGCGATGACTCCGCCAACCACGATTGGAAGTGGGTCAACGAGGCAGGTTTCTCCACGGAAGCAGCTGCAGAGACCGCGCTGAAGACTGCTCTGGGTATCGTCACCACCGGCTGATCATCACCAGAATTGCACGGGAGGCTGGCGGCATTATGCCGCTGGCCTGTTTTTTGAAGAAAGGATAAGTCATGATACTGAACGGCAGAGAGGTCAACTTTAAGTACAGCATGCGGGCGGCAAAGGCGTTTGCTGATTTTTGCCCTGAAAGGAATTTCAGCAGGATAGGCGAGGCGCTGTCCGGGCAGTATGGAAATATTATTGAGAATCAGTCCAATTTCATCATCGCGCTAAACCGGGCATACTGCATGAGCATGGATCATAGAGACGAAGATCTTCAGCCGATTACCATGGATGAACTGCTTGATCTCGATCAGGAAGTTTTCCAGGAAGTATTTCTTGCCGCGGCGGCATGCATGCAGGCAGACCGGCAGACGCACGTGGAAACCAGACCCGCTCCGAGAAAAAAGGACAGCGCTCAGCCGGGCGAGCAGTCCTGACGGTTGAGTGGCTGGAGTTTTACGGGCTGAAATTTGGAATGAGCAGGCAGGACATCATGGACACGCCGGTCGGCGAGATGCTGGACATGTTGGCCTGCTTTTATATTACGCAGGGCGTGCTTGTGGAAGTCCACCGGCACGTCATGGACTATGACGAAGCTATAGCGTTGCGATAGCGTTTCTATAGCGCAAGTGAGGTGAAACCGTATGCCGACATCGATCGGGCCAGTCATTAAGGTTGACGGCGAAAAAGAATATCGTGCTTCGATGAAGGAAATCATCAGCACGACCAAAGAACTGGACAGCGAACTGAAGGCCACGGCGACAAGCTTCGACAAGTCCGGCAAAGCGCAGAACACCAATGCCCAGAAGGTGGAGGCGCTCCAGAAAAAAATAGAGCTTCAGAAAAAGGCCATCGAGCAGGCGAACGAGATGTGCGAGAAGGCCGCGGAGAAGTACGGCGAGGATTCGATTGAAGCGCAGAAATATCAGACGCAGGTAAACAACCTGACTGCCGAGCTCAATTCTCTTAATCATGAGCTTGAAGAAGCTGGCGGCTCTTCCTTTGGTGCAAAGCTGAAGGATGTCGGGGAAGGCCTGCAGGAGATCTCTGCGAAGGGCGTAGCGGTCGGTGAGAGTATCTCAAAGAACGTGACAGCGCCCATTTTGGCTGTCGGCGCGGCGTCCTATGCGGCATGGGAGGGCATCGATGACGGCATGGACACCGTTGTCAAGATGACCGGCGCTACCGGGGACGCTCTGGATGACCTGCAGGCATCTCTTAAAAATGTCTATTCGACCAGCACGCTTGACATGGGCACGCTGTCTGCCGCGCTTGGTGAAGTTAATACCCGATTCGGCACGACAGGAGAGGAGCTGGAAGAGGCTACAGAGCTGTTCGCGGAGTTTGCGGCTGTCAATGACGATGACGTAGTCAGTGCCATCGACTCCGCGGACAAGATCATGAAGCAGTTCGGCGTCAGCACGGATGACACGGAGGGATACCTGGGGCTGCTCACCAAAGCCGCGCAGGATACTGGCGTCAGCACCGGCGACCTGCAGAAATCCCTGGAGAAGAACGGCACCACGCTCCGCAAGATGGGCCTGAACGTTGGGCAGTCCGTCAAGCTCATGTCCAACCTGTCGAAGGCAGGATTTGATGACGAAACCGCCATGAAGGCTATGCAGAAGGCCGCGGTTGCCTACTCCAAGAGTGGGGACGATGTGGCCGAGGGCATGACCACGCTGATTGCCGGCATTCAGGACGGATCCGTCAGCTTTGAGGATTTGGCGGAGATTGTCGGCACCAAGAACGCCGCGGCGTTTGAGGAACTGGCCAAGAGCGGGGCGCTGTCTCTGGATGGTCTGGAGGCAGACCTGAGTGACTACTCTTCCGTGGTCAGTGATACCTTTGAGAATACACAGGATCCTGTCGATAAATTACAGGTGACTTTCCACAACCTGCAGCTGGCCGGCGCGGATCTGTTTGATGCGATCGGGAGCGTAGCGACTCCGGTGCTTGAAGCTCTGGCGAAGAAAGCACAGGAGTTTTCGGCGTGGTGGGCCGGGATCTCCCCGGAAACCAAGCAGATGATCGTACGGATCGCCGCAATCGCCGCGGCTGTCGGTCCGGTTATTGCCGCTCTATCTAAGGTGGTCGGGATCGTTGGCGCCCTGGCTAATCCGATCGGGCTGGTCGCAACTGCCATAGCGGGCGTGACGGCGGCAGTGACATACCTGTGGAACACCAACGAGGACTTCCGAAACGCTGTGACGGCCATCTGGAATGGACTGGTTGAAACGGCTACTTCTATCTGGAACACCATCAAAGACCTGTTCCAGGGCAAGATTTCCGTCAAGGAAGTACTGTCAAAGGCATGGGACGGGCTGAAGAATGCGGCATCCTCCATCTGGACGGCTGTCACGAATTTCTTCACGCAGACTATTAACCTGAAAGAGATTGCAACCACGGTCTGGGAAAATGCGCAAAATTTCGCACAGCAGGCGTGGGAAGCGATCAAAGGTTTCTTTACCAGTGCGCCGCCGGTCGTGAAGGAGATTGCCACAACGGCGTGGAAAAATGCGCAGGAGTTTGCCGGCAAGGCATGGGAAGCTATCAAAGGATTTTTCAGCGGCGCCGCGCCTGTTGTTAAGGAAATAGCCACGAATGCCTGGGAGAATGCCAAGCAGTTCGCGTCCAACGCCTGGAACGCAATCAAGGGATTTTTCGAGGGCAATGCTCCGAACGTAAAGGAGATTGCGACCACGGCATGGACCAATGCCAAAACTGCCGCGCTGAATGCCTGGACTGCCATCAAAAACGCATTCGAGGGAGCTGCTCCGGTGGTAAAAGAGATTGCTTCCAAGGCCTGGGACACGGCGAAGAATACCGCTAAGGTTGCCTGGCAGGCCATTAAGGCGGCGTGGGAAGGTGCTCCTCCTGTTGTCAAGGAGATCGCGGCAACGGCATGGAATACCGCAAAGAAACTTGCGCAGGATGCATGGAAAGCCATTAAGGACGCCTGGGAGGGCGCGGCTCCGGTTGTCAAGAACATCGCCACCCATGCCTGGGATGCGGCACAGAAGGCGGGAGAGGGCGCCTGGAAAGCCGTGAAGTCAGCGTGGGAAGGAGCAGCCCCGGTTGTCAAGGATATTGCAACGGGAGTCTGGGAAAAAGCCAAAAGCGCCGCCCAGGTCGCATGGAGCGGAATCAAAAGCGCCTGGGAAGGTGCTGCGCCTGTCGTAAAAGAGATAGGTACAAATGCCTGGAACAAAGCAAAGGAAGTGGCCGGCAGTATCTGGGACGCTATATGCAATATATTCAGCGGAGACTTTCCGTTCCCGGACATCGGCAAGATGGCCATGGACGCCTTCAACGGTCTGAAGAGTGCCGCACAGGACGCTTGGGACTGGGTCTGCGGATTGTTTGGCGGTGGCGGCGACAAGGAGCTGAAAACCGGCGAGGTGGACATCTCCACTGTCAGCGGCGCGACTGCCGAGATGGAAAAAGCATTTACAGAAGTAAATCTTGCCATCTCTGACGTGGATGTATCGTCCATCACGCAGGCCAATTCCTTCGTTCAGGCGTCCATTAACGCCTACAAGAAGGCATTCAGTGAGCTGAAGCTGGCAATCCCGACTATCAACATGAATGCGATTATCGTGGCGAACAGCACCACCAAAGTACAGACCACGCTGATCAAGACCATGATCAATACCATGAAGCTGGTCATGCCGACCATCAATGTGGTAGCACTGACGGTCATGAAGAATGCCACCAATGCGGCGGTCTCGACAGTCAAGACGGTAATCAACACCATGAAGCTGGTAATGCCCACCATTAACGTGAACGCATTAACAGTGATGAAGGTAGCGGTCACTTCTGCGGTGGCTACGGTCAAGGATCTGATCAACACGATGAAGCTGACCATGCCGGCGATCAATGTCGGATCCTTGAGCACGTGGCAGAAATCCGTTTCATCGTCCGTTCAGGCCGTTCTGAAGGCCATCAGCTCCATGCAGCCGGTCATGCCGGCGGTTAATGTCGGGGTGCTGACTCCGTTCCAGTCTGCTGTCCAGAATGCCGTGGCGGCGGTGCGGAACGCCATCAACACAATGAGCCTTGCGGTGCCGTCAATCGGGACGCATCACTTGTCCAATCTGCAGCAGTCGGCAAGCAGTACGGCATCAAGCGTGACAAGCTCCATTAACGGAATGTCGCTGAAGGTGCCAGGCATCGGCGTGAGCGCCTTTAACGATGCCCTGCAACAGGCACATGCCTATGCCGCGAAGATCAAAGCCGCATTTGAAAACATGAAGATCTCAATCCCGGCGCCATCTATCGGATATCCGGAACTGAAAGACCTGCATGTAACATGGGCGGCATCAACGTCTCCGGACGGAAAGTCAACAGTCTACACCGCAGATCTTTACTGGGCGGACAAGGGTGGTATTTTCTACGATCCGGCCATCATCGGCGTTGGCGAGAAACGTCCTGAGTTTGTCGGCGCCCTGGATGACCTGAAAGAGATCGTTAAAAAGGCCATGGCGGAGTCCGGCGGCAGTGTCGGGGCAACATTTAATCAGTACAACTACTCGCCGAAGCCGCTCAGCAGGCTGGAGATCTACAGACAGACACGGAATCTTGTCAGTTTTGTCGGAGGATAAGCAAAAATGGGAGATTATACGGTCAAAGTCAGGAATAAAAGCGGCGAAACAATCCAGTTGTCGCCGTCTGATGACTTTATCCTGACCAGTATCACGGGCTTAACCCCCGCAAACGCAACAATCAACGCCACAGAAATGGCTACGATTGACGGATCGCGCTTCAACTCCAGTCATGTGCAGGCCCGGAACATCGTGATTGAACTGAAACCGCGCGGAGAAGGCACGAGAGTGCGTAAAAACAGGGTCAATCTGTACCGTTACATCCGCTCAAAACAGCCGATCCGGGTTTACGTGTCGAATGATCAGCGGGACGTGTACATTGATGGGTACGTTGAGCAGTTTGAAGACGCCGGAACGATCTTTTCCCCGGATCAGCGGCTTCAGCTGAGCGTGATCTGCCCGGATCCGTTCTTTCGTGACAATTCTTCCGATGGGCAGGAAATTGTTTTCAGCTCCGTGGAAGCGCTGTTTCATTTTCCGTTCAGCATTGAGGTCGGGGAACCGATTCCGTTCTCCGTCCGGCTGAACACGCAGTACAAAACCATCTATAACGCCGGGGATACTGCCTGTGGCATGATCCTGAAGGTGGTGGCATCCGGGGCCGTGTCAAATCCTAAGTTTTTCGATGAAGCAAACAACGACACCATGACGTTTGACATCGATCTGGTGCAGGGGGATGAGCTGATCGTGAGCACGGTACACGGATCCAAGAGCGCCACGCTCCGGAGACAGGGCGTGGAGACCAACGTGATTAACACTATGACACACGATTCTTCATGGTTGGTTCTGGAGCCGGGGGACAATATTTTTTATTACTCCGCAGACACAGGCGGGGACAACATGACGCTGACCTTCCTATTTACTAATCTGTTTGAGGGGATTTAAAAGCATGAACGTGTATGTAATGGACGAGTCCCTGAAGCGTGTCGGGGTAATCGACAGCTACAGATCTATCATTTGGACACGGCGGTATTACGAGGCAGGAGACTTTGAGCTGTTTCTGGACGCCACGCAGGAGAACATAGACCTGTGCAAAAAGAACCGCTTTTTGTACCGGGAGGGCGATTACGAGGATGGCGTGTTTAAGTCCGTGATGATCATCAGGTATGTGCAGCTGAACACGTCCATAGATGACGGAGACACGCTCCTGCTCCAGGGGCCGGACCTGAAGTCCATAGTCGGGAGGCGGATCATCTGGAACCAGACCATACTGTCCGGAACGCTCGAGGCGAATATCCGGAGCGTGATCAGCTCCAACATCATCA